CGGAGGATTACAATTCGATGATTGGGAGGAGCAGCAATCTAGTGGTCTTAGAGAGTTTACTACCGTTATTGGAGGGATAAGGTGCACAGCTGAAACAGAGACAACTAGCACCTGGCATCAAAGAATATATCAAACTCTTGATGCTTCTCAACAAGTGGTTGGTAAAATGTACAAGGTTAAAGCTACAGTGCTTTGCTCGAGAGACGCTAGCTTTAGGTTTAACGTACAACAAACAAACTCTACGGATGATCAGTGGGCTCCTGAGAATTACAATGTAGAAGCTGATGTGGATAGAACTATTGAGGTGGTTTACACTTGTACTGACGCCACGACTCAACACCTTATATTTTTCCCAACAGTTATCTTAACAGCTGGACAATATTACGAAGTTAAAAACGTATCTCTTAAAGAAGTCGAATCCTTCTCCAACAACAACCACGGTAAGATATACTCTGGTCGAGCGTTAGAGTTCGATGGGGTTTCGGATTACTTCCAAAGTAACGGAGGAACATCTTTGACTGGGGTTAATAGTTTTGCGGATGGAACGGCGTGGACGCTAGCTTGCTGGATGTCTTTCGGTGACGTTGTATCTGGATCTGATGATTATTGCATTGGTAAGGATTACGCGAGTCATCCAACCCTTATATATGCAAATGGGGCTCTTGAAATTAGAGATGCTAATGGTAATTACTTTAGATTTGCTGGAGTAACCCTTGCTAGAAACACTTGGTATAGGGTAGTTATAGTAACAGATGGAATCTCTTTAACGGCATATATCAATGGCGTTCTGTATGGTGTGATTTCAGATAATCAAGCCGAAGAAGCGGCACACGGCTCAGCGAACTTCAGTACTACAGAAATGCAGTTTACTGGATGGGGGATGCCGTATCAAAACGGTGGGGTTCGCGCTAATGGTTTTATGGGTATGATGTCCGATGGACAAGTTTGGGATGCGACTTGGTCAGCCGCTGACGCCGCCTACGACTACGCCAACCCAGAATCTTTAGCGTTAAACGCTTCAGGTACGGCTTTAACCGAGGGTAACCTTAAGGTTTGGTACCCGATGCAAGATGGTCACAGAGGCCAGCAGTCGTATATTTTAGATGGAGCATCAACTGATTCTAATACTGGACCTTCGATAGTACATCATAGCGAGAATTTTAGCACAGATACCACTGGCACGAATTGGGCAGTTAACGACGCCTCTTCGGTGATATCCCATGATTCGGCTAATAATCTTTTGAGAGTTACTTACGCGGAAAGTGATGGAAACGAGTTAAAAAGGAATTCCACTCTTACCATCGGTAAGAAATATAAAGTTACATTTAAGGCAAGAGGAACTCATGACTCAGCTTTTATATCAATTGGATCTACAGGTGTTTTTGGTGCTGCTAAAAACCCAGTTTTAACAACTTTTTTTCAAGACTACGAACGTAACTTTGTTGCTGATAGCGGCGCTTTTAGAATGTACCAATCAGACGACGCTACCGCAGGTGAATACTTAGAGGTAACAGATATAGTTATAAAAGCCATCAACGACAAACACCACGCGACAACGGTGTTTTACGGGGATATGACTGATTTATGTACAGATGATAATTCTAATTTTGGGAAACTATACAATACTGCTAATACAGAGTTTGATTTTACGAAAGAGTCAACCGCATTTGCTGGTGGAGACGGATACGACGTGTTGGCTAATTCTGCGTTTTCAGTAGATAATATTAGTGCTTTAATAGAAACTGACAATAGCGCCACTGGTTTAAGGTTAGCAAATACAGCCTCCGCGAAAGGGGGTACTAGATCTGGAGCACTCGCCACGGTAGTGGGAAGAACATATGAACTTGATGTCACTCATTACGCTACAAGTGAAAGCTATGTAGACGTGGACATATATATACTTGTAGGGACTGAGGCAGGCGGCGCTCAGTTGGTTAATGCAACTAATTCTGACGGGACTTATTCAGTTACATTTGTTGCTACCACAACGTCTATTCATCTTACTTTTGGCCCTAATAATACAGTTAGTGGTAACTCTGTAAGAATAAAAACTATACAGTTACGGGAAGTCGGCGTAGCCTCAGGCTGGACAGACGCAGATCAGCAGTTACATATACCGCAAACGGCTTTGCAGTCGTATAACGAGTTGGCTTGGAGTCTACCTACAACAGGTGGAAATATGATGGCTACCGTTCCTCATAATGCAGATTTTAATATAAATAGCTCCGATTTTACAGCGAATTTTTGGGTGTATTTAAATGATCATGGATTTGGAGGTGGACAATATGTTTTCCATAAAGGCGGCGGGGGAAGTGAGGGTTGGCACATACGAATTAAAGCTGATGGACAAGTTGATTTTGTTGTTCATGATGGTGGGGCAGGAGGAGATGGTGTTAGCGTTGCTACTGCAAACAGTGGTGTGGATGTCATCAAGGAAGGTCAATGGCATATGATAACAGGTGTTGTAGATCACGCCAACACGGTTGCGTTATATATAGACGGGGTACTTATAGAAAGTACTGCTTTTCCTAGTGACGATAATGATATTTATGGTAGTGGTTATTTAGAAATGTTCAATTGGAGTTCTACTTATTCTAATGGAACTTTAAATGGAACAGCAACTGAATTTAGCATTTTTAAAGGAGTTGCTTTCAGCGCTACAGAGGTTGTTGAGTTACATAATGATGGAAAAGCGTTAGACGCTACAACACATTCGCAAATCACTAATCTTAAGGGTTATTGGAGAAATAATGGTTTAAATACAACGTGGAAAAATATTAATAATCCAGGAACACATGATGCTACATTCTCAAACGGGTCTGAAACCCTACTAATCCCACAAGGTGTAGACGGATCGAGAGACGCGCAAGGGTTTATTATGAATAGAGCGAGGAATACGAGTAGTTTGAATTTCCCTGTTGATAAATCGTCGCAAACCCCCAGTTTAGATACTGGGTCATACGTGGAGGTAGGTGACCACTCTGGATTAACCTTTGGGACAGGAAACTTCTCTATGGAATGTTGGGTTAAACCTTCATACAGATCTAAAGGTTCTAGTAGTTTAAATACTATATTCACACTAGGCGGTCAAATAAACGACTCTGATAGCGCTGGTTTATGCACCTCTTCTGGGTCGATTCTCGCTTATATAGGAGGCGTGAGCATGTCGGAAGGATATAGCTCAAATAACTGGTACCATGTAGTAGCCACAAGGGAAGGCCTTGGCTCTGGTGAGATGAAGCTATATGTAAATGGCGCTGAAGAGGCAACGGGTACATCGGTAAACGGCACTGATAAATCCATAAATATCAATAATGCACATAATATGACTATTGGTGCTGAGGATAATAGGACTAGAGGGTATGAAGAAGCCGTAGATAGTATTAAAGTATACAACAAAGCGTTAGACGAAACAGAAGTACTAAGAAATTACAAAGCTACAAAAGGTAGTCACAGAAACTAAATAGAATGGCACATTACGAATTATATGTATGTTTAAGGAAAGCGGATTACGAGTCTGCAGTACCTAGTGTGTTACAACCTAAGCTCGGTTGGAATAACTACACGTACGAAGCAGATGGAGAGACTGTAAAGACTACAACAGCTTATACACCAACTTGGAAAGAAGCTACGTTTAAAGGCAAGCTAGGAGCTCCTAGAACAAGTCTAGACGGGAACTTGATTATAGTCAAAGGAGAGTTTAGCTTACGTACAGGAGAATTATCAGCTATCATAGCTTTAGGTAACGGACTTGCATATCCAAATAACTCTGTATTAACAAAGACAGAGGCACAAACATTAGCATCAGGTGAACTATTCACCGCAGCAGAATAAATAACAGTTTAATTTAATTTAATTTAATTATGGGTAAAAAGAAAAATAAGGTCGTAGACCTAAAGCCAGAGGCTATCTCTGAGGAGCAGTTACAAAAGATTCAAGGTATTGTTAATATGATGAATCGCGGGCAAATGGATCTAGGTATACTAGAAACGCGTAAACACAGTATGCTTCACAATATAGCTACGATACAAGATCAGTTAACTGTTATACAAGGTGAACTTGAAAAAGAGTATGGTACTTACGATATTAACATCCAAAACGGTGTTATAAACTATAAGGAAGATGAGCCATCTGATTCGTAAGATAACGATAGGTAAAGACTACAAGAATGACTCCATGCACTATGCCGTAGGGCAAGAAGTGTATGGCGGTCATACTATTTGTGATATACTAGAAGAGGAGGATAAATACTCTATATATATACGCAAAGATAAAGCAGTTATACCTTGGAAGGACTTTAATAAAAACATGGCTATATCTGTTGAGTATAACCTACAGTACTAATGCACTCGGTTTACAACTATGTTGTAGAACCACTAGGTGAAAGGTATAACAACAGTAAAAAAGTTGGAGACAAAGAGTTAATATTAAACACTGAGGTTTTTAATCACCAGCATGTAAACAGAGAGGCTAGAATCTTATCTGTACCTAGTGCTGGAGCTCCTTTGAATCCTAGAGTAGGTGATATAGTGACATTACACCATAACGTCTTTAGAAGATGGCATGATGTAAAGGGTAGAGAAAGAAACAGTAGATCTTTCCTTGAGGAAGGTAAGTATCTGGTAACACAAGACCAAATCTACCTGTATAAAAGAGATGGTGATTGGATATGTCCTAAGGGATATTGCTTCGTGCAACCTGTTAAAAACAATAGCCAATTAAACGCTGATTCTGAAAGACCACACATAGGTGTCGTAAAGCACTCAGATGGTACGGTAAATATAGGTGATCTAGTTGGGTTTAGACCTAGCAGTGAATTTGAGTTTGTGGTGGATGGTCAGAGGATGTACCGAGTTTTATCTAATTTTATTACAATTAAATATGAATATCAAGGAGACGAAGAAGAGTATAATCCAAGCTGGGCAGATAGCCGTTGAAGAGTTAATCAAGGTAGCTAAAGAAGCTATTGTTGATTCAGGTGATGATATCACCGCGGACAGACTCAAGAACGCTGCTGCCACAAAGAAGCTTGCTATCTTCGACGCCTTTGAGATATTAACCAGAATCCAAGAAGAGGAGAACTTGCTTGAAGGTCGAGAGCCTGAAGAAAAGAAAGCAAACGTCTTTAAGGGTTTTGCTGAAGGAAGATCTAAGTAATGTACGAGCAGACATTATTAAAAATAATAGAGCCTATAAAGAAAACCACTCTTACAAGGTTAAACAGAGGTAAGAAGTGGAAGTACGGTTATGATAAAGATCACGATATAGTGGTTTTATCTAAGACTGGTGTTATAGGTGAGATATATGATATACAGGGTTTTAAGATAGCTTTACCTAAACCTACTAAAGTTTTCAAGCACGAAAATAACAAGTGGGGTAAGATAGAGCAACCTAAGGAGTTAAGCCGTTTAAAAACTATATTCGACTGGAGAAATTATCCAGACGAACAAAAAGAGAAGTGGCATGACTATATAGACGAAGAGTTCAGGCGTAGGGACGAGGGTTTCTGGTTTACTAATAACGGTAAACCGACGTACATAACTGGTAGTCACTATATGTACCTTCAATGGAGTAAAATCGACGTGGGTGCACCAGACTTTAGAGAGGCCAATCGGCTATTCTTTATATTCTGGGAAGCCTGCAAGGCAGATAAGAGATGCTATGGAATGTGCTACCTTAAGAACCGTCGTTCAGGTTTTTCTTTTATGTCCTCTGCAGAAACAGTTAACTTAGCCACTATATCGAGTGATAGTAGATATGGGATCTTATCTAAGTCTGGTGCCGATGCGAAGAAAATGTTTACAGATAAAGTGGTACCTATATCAATTAATTACCCTTTCTTCTTTAAACCTATACAGGATGGTATGGATCGTCCAAAATCTGAGTTAGCATACCGAGTACCTTCTACGAAGTTTACTCGTAAGAAAATTCAGAGTAATGAGAAGCTAGAGGAGCTTGCTGGTCTTGACACAACGATAGACTGGAAGAATACAGGTGATAACAGTTATGACGGTGAAAAGCTAAGTCTGCTGGTACATGATGAGAGTGGTAAGTGGGAGAGACCTGATAATATATTAAACAACTGGCGAGTAACAAAGACTTGCTTGAGACTTGGAAGTAGAATCGTAGGGAAATGCCTTATGGGATCTACTTCAAACGCGTTAGATAAAGGAGGTAGTAACTTTAAAAAATTATTCAATGACTCAGATGTTTCTAAGCGAAACCGTAATGGACAAACAAAGTCTGGGCTTTATTCTCTCTTTATCCCAATGGAATGGAACTATGAAGGATTTATTGATGGATTCGGATTTCCAGTCTTTGATAATCCACGTGATGGAGAACGACTGGGACCAGACGGTGAACTGATAGATATTGGAGTTGTAGACAGTTGGGAGAATGAAGCTGAAGGATTAAAAGATGATCAAGATGCTTTGAATGAGTTCTACCGACAGTTCCCTAGAACTACGGAACACGCTTTCAGAGATGAAAGTAAAAACAGTATCTTTAATTTAATGAAGATATACGAGCAGATAGACTACAACGAAGGTAGTAGACACGCTGCTCACACTACAACTGGAAGTTTTAGTTGGGTAAACGGTATTAAGGATTCTAAGGTGGTTTTCCACCCAGATCCAAGTGGAAGATTTAAAGTTAGTTGGGTTCCTCCATCTCACTTGCAGAATAAACAAATAATAAAAAATGGTGTTAAGTTCCCAGGGAATGATCATGTTGGCGCGTTTGGCTGTGATAGTTATGATATTAGCGGTACTGTTGATGGCAAAGGTTCAAAAGGATCACTTCATGGATTAACAAAATTTTCTATGGAAGACGCACCTTCGAGTACGTTTTTCCTAGAGTACATAGCAAGACCACAGACCGCTGAGATGTTTTTTGAAGATGTGTTAATGGCTTTAGTATTTTACGGTATGCCTTTATTAGCAGAGAATAACAAACCTAGACTACTGTACTATTTACGCCGAAGAGGTTATAGAGGGTATAGCATGAACAGACCAGATAAAACTTGGAAGAAGTTATCAGTTGCTGAAAAAGAAGTGGGTGGTATACCAAACTCAAGTGAAGATATTAAACAAGCTCACGCCTCAGCTATAGAGATGTATATACAAGATCATGTAGGACATTTAGGTGAAGGTAATTATGGAACAGTGTATTTTAACGAGTTGTTAAACGACTGGGCTAAGTTTGATATAAATAAAAGAACAAAGCACGATGCGTCTATAAGTTCTGGTTTAGCTATCATGGCTTGTAATAGGCATTTGTACGCTCCTAATGCTAAAGTAGAAAGAAAACCGCTAGACCTAAATATATCTAAATACAACAACAAGGGATTTAATTCCGAAATAATAAAGTAAAATATGGCTGAGTCAGTACATGTTAATTTTCCAAAGCAAAACGTTAGCGATGACGAAAAAAACTCTATTGAGTATGGAGAGAAAATCGCTAAGGCTATAAGCGCTGAATGGTTTAGCAAAGAAACTAGTGCTAGTAGGTATACTACTAATGCAAATAATTTTCATAAACTCAGGTTGTATGCTAGAGGTGAGCAGTCTATTCAAAAATACAAAGATGAGTTATCTATTAACGGTGATTTATCTTATCTTAATTTAGATTGGACACCGGTACCTATTATATCTAAGTTTGTGGATATAGTTGTAAATGGAATATCCGAAAGATTATATGACATAAAAGCATACTCGCAATCACCCAATGGTGTAGAAAAAAGAACTAAGTATATGGAGGATGTACTCCAAGATATGGAAATGGCTGTTTTCGCTCAAGAAGCGAAGCGTGACTTTGATATGGATATTACATCTAGTGATTTAAAAGAGCTCCCTGAGTCTTCTGAGGAGTTGGGTATACATATGCAGCTTAACTACAAACAGTCAGTGGAGTTAGCTGAAGAGCAAGCTATTAAGACTGTTATGCAAGGTAATAACTATGACTTAACAGAAAGGAGATTTTATTATGATATAACTAGTATTGGTATTGGCGCTACTAAAACTGAGTTTAATAAAAGTGAAGGGGCGGTTGTCAAGTATGTTGATCCAGCTAACTTAGTTTATTCTCATACTGATTCTCCTTATTTTGATGATATTTATTATGTAGGTGAAGTTAAGGCTATACCTATAAACGAATTAATACGAGAGTTTCCAGATTTAACAGAAAGTCAAATTGACGAAATAATAAGCAAAAACAACAAAAACAATACTTACAGGTATAACTCGCGTAGAAGCTTAAAAGATGATAACATGGTACACGTTATCTACTTTAACTACAAGACGTATAACAATGAGGTGTATAAAATTAAAAAAACAGGTAGCGGCGGTGATAAAGCTATAAAGAAAACCGATAAGTTTAATCCACCAGAAACCATGGATGGTAACTTTACTAGAGAAGCTAAGAAGCTGGAAGTTCTTTATGATGGTGTTATGGTTTTAGGTTGCGATAAGATTTTAAAGTGGGAGTTGTCTAAAAATATGATTCGTTCTAAGAGTGATTTTAACAAAGTTAAAATGAACTACAGCATTGTAGCTCCTAGAATGTACGAAGGTCGCATTGAGTCCTTGGTTGGTAGAATAACTGGGTTTGCGGATATGATACAATTGACACATCTTAAGCTACAGCAAGTTATGGCTAAAATGGTTCCAGATGGCGTTTACTTAGACGCGGATGGTTTAGCTGAGATTGATTTGGGTAATGGCACTAACTATAACCCACAGGAAGCGCTTAATATGTTCTTTCAAACTGGTAGTGTTATCGGTAGAAGTTTTACCTCTGAAGGTGATATGAACCCTGGTAAAGTTCCTATTCAAGAAATACAGTCTAGCAGCAAAGGCGCTAAGCTTCAATCTTTAATTGGTACGTATAACTATTACTTGCAAATGATCCGTGATGTGACAGGGTTGAACGAAGCTAGAGACGGTAGCATGCCAGACAAAAACGCTTTAGTTGGCGTTCAAAAATTAGCGGCAGCAAACTCTAATACAGCTACACGGCATATCCTCCAGTCTGGATTATTCTTAACCGCAGAGACAGCTGAGAAATTATCTTTAAGGATATCTGATATACTAGAATACTCTCCGACTAAAAACGCGTTTATACAAGCTATCGGCGCTCACAATGTAGCCACGTTAGAGGAAATCAAAGAGTTACACTTATATGACTTTGGTATATTTATTGAGCTAGCCCCAGATGAAGAAGAGAAGGGTATGCTAGAGAATAATATTCAAATGGCTTTACAACAGCAGAATATTGATTTAGAAGACGCTATAGATTTAAGGGAGATAAAGAGTGTTAAATTAGCTAACCAGCTTTTAAAGATACGTAGGAAAAAGAAACTAGAAAGAGATCGCCAGATGCAATTGGAGAATATCCAAGCTCAAACACAGTCTAATACTCAATCCGCTCAACAAGCCGCGCAGATAGAATTGCAAAAAAATCAAGCTGTAACTCAGTCTCAAATACAATTAGAGCAAGCTAAATCACAGTTTGAAACTCAAAAACTTCAACAAGAGATTTCAGCTAAAAAAGAACTTATGGCGCTGGAGTTTCAATACAACATGCAGCTCAAGGGAATTGAAACTAAAGGCTTGCAGGATAGAGAAAAAAGTAAAGAGGATAGAAAGGATGAGAGAACAAAAATACAAGCATCACAACAAAGCGAACTTATCGACCAAAGAAACTCTAAGAAACCACCTAAAAACTTTGAATCCGCAGGTAATGATACTATAGGTGGTGGATTTGGTTTAGAAGCCTTTGGGGCACAGTAAATTATTAAATAACTATTATATTATATTATGGAAGAAGTAAAAAACGAAGAAGTGATCGAAGAGGTCACTCAAGAAACACCTCAAGAAGAGGTTGCTGAGGAGCAAAAACCCGAGGTAGATTTAAGTAAATTTGAAAGCAAAGATGATGACGAGGTCATTAAAATAGATTTAAGTAAACCCATAGAAACAGAATCAGAAACAGTAGATGAGAACCAAACTGATCTCGAAGAAGTTGTTGCAGAAGTTACACAAGAAGAGAACGCTAGCGATGAGGTACCAACCCTTGAGGAAATTACCGATGAGGAAACTGTCACAGAAGAAGAGGTAATAGAAGCTCTTGACGCAAATGAAGAGTCAGGGAAAGCTATACCAGAAAATGTTCAGAAGTTGCTAGACTTTATGGATGAAACAGGTGGAGACCTAGAAGACTACGTTAAGCTAAATAAAGACACTAGTGATTTAAGTGATCAAGATGCTTTACGAGAATACTACCAAAGAACTAAACCTCATCTAGCTTCAGATGAAATTGATTTTCTTATAGAAGATGGATTTTCATACGATGAAGATATAGATGATGAAAGAGATATTAAACGTAAAAAATTGGCCCTCAAAGAGCAAGTTGCCGAGGCCAAGACCTACTTAGACGGGCAAAAGTCTAAATATTACGAAGAGATTAAAGCTGGAAGCAAGCTCACAGGTGAGCAGCAGAAAGCAATTGATTTCTTCAACCGATACAATAAAGAGTCAGAGCAGACTAATCAAGCTGTCAAACGTAGTAGTGATGTTTTTGAACAAAAGACTAATAATCTTTTTAACGACAAATTCAAAGGTTTTGAATATAACGTCGGAGAAAAAAAATATCGATTCAACGTTAAGGATGTCGATGGTACAAGAGCTAAGCAGAGTGATATAAACAATTTCATGTCAAAGTTTGTCGATGAAAATAAATCGCTTTCGGATGCTAAAGGATACCACAAGGCGTTATATACAGCTATGAATTCCGATGCAGTTGCTCAACACTTCTATGAACAAGGAAAAGCCGATGCGCTGAAAGACAGTGTTAGGAAGTCGAAAAATATTGATATGGATCCTAGAGGTTCACACAAAGATACGACTACCGGCGGCATGAAAGTTCGAGTGTTAGGTGATGATTCTGCTTCTTTTAAGTTCAAAATGAAAAATAAAAAATAACAATTTAAAAAATTAAGAAAAAATGGCAATTACACCTGCAACTCAGACAAGAGCCGGTGCTGTAAAGACAGCTCTATCTGAGAATTATTTAGACATCCAAAATAATGGATGGGCGCAGCAATACCTTCCAGATCTAATGGAAAAGGAAGCTGAAGTGTTCGGTAAAAGAACAATCTCTGGTTTTCTCGCTCAAGTTGGAGCTGAAGAAGCTATGGCTGCAGACCAAGTTATTTGGTCAGAACAAGGCCGATTACACCTTTCATACAAAGGAACAATCGCCACAAACACCGTCAGTACTATTCAATTAGATACTGATATTGACGATCAAGACGTGGGAACCACTCACGGTGTTCGCGTTGGAGATACTATTTTAGTGGCTTCTTCTGCTCTCACGGTTCAGTGTTACGTTTCTCAAATCAATTCAGATACTGGTGGTGGGCAGAACTCTGGGTCAACAGACTTTATCACAGCTGTACCCTACTCCCATGAGCACCTTGACAATGCTGGTTTTGGAGCTGATGACGCTGTTACTGTACTAGTTTATGGTTCAGAGTACGCAAAAGGAACCGCTGGTAAAGTTGGATCTAATGAGCCTTCTTTCACTACATTTACCAACAAGCCGATTATAATGAAAGACATGTACCAGGTTTCTGGTTCTGATGTTTCTCAAGTTGGCTGGGTGGAAGTTTCTGGTGAAGATGGACAAAACGGTTATTACTGGTACTTAAAAGCTGAAGGCGATACTCGCTCTCGCTTTATGGACTACGTTGAAATGGCGATGATTGAGTCTGAAAAAGCCGCTGTTGCTTCTATTGCTCTTGGCGGTGCTAATGACGTTAATGAACTTCAAGGTACTGAAGGTTTATTTGCAGCTATTGAGTCACGTGGTCACCAGTCTTCTGGTATTACCGGTGTCAACGCGGCTACTGATTTAGCTGAGTTTGACGCAATTTTAGCTGAGTTTGATAAGAACGGTGCTATTGAAGAAAACATGCTTTTCCTTAACCGAGCTACATCACTAGCTATGGATGACATGCTTGCTTCAATGAATTCCTACGGTGCTGGAGGTACTTCTTATGGAGTGTTTGACAACTCTGAAGACATGGCTCTTAACTTAGGATTCTCAGGATTCCGTCGTGGATCTTACGACTTCTACAAGTCTGACTTCCGCTACCTGAACGATCTAGCTACGCGTGGTGGTATTAACGCTAGAAACACCGCTGGTGCTATTCGTGGTGTAGTTATTCCAGCTGGGGTATCCTCTGTGTATGACGATGTTTTAGGTAGAAATCTCAAGCGTCCTTTCTTACACACCCGTTTCAGAGCTTCAGCTACTGAGTCACGTAAAATGAAGACTTGGACTACTGGTTCTGTTGGAGCAGTTACATCTGATCTTGACGCGATGACAGTGAACTTCCTAACTGAGCGATGCTTAGTTGTACAGGGAGCAAACAACTTTATGTTGTTGAACTAAGATAAGTATATTTGGTGAAACTACCTCTCCTTCGGGAGGGGTAGTTTTATATTAATTTTTTTATTATATTATATTATGGCTAAAAAACAAACAAAAAAAGTAGAGGTTAAAGAACCCTACGTAGAAGAAACAGTTATGGTTGAAGAAGCTCCTAAAGAAATTTATGTGGAGCCTAAGATAAAACGAGTAGAACCGAGAAATCCAAGATCTGAAGATGGATGGGAAATCAAAGATAGAATCTATCACTTAAAAGGCAAAACACCTTTATCAAAGTTATTAAAGGGTAGTAACACTTACTGGTTTGACCAAGAAAAAGGTTACGAAAGAGAAGTTAAGTACTGCTCTAACCAGACAACTTGTTTTGTTGATGAAATGAAAGGAGATCAAAGATTAGAGCATATTATATTTAGAAACGGCAATTTAGCCGTTCCAAAAAACAAAGTGGTACTACAGAAACTTCTTTCATTGTATCACCCGTTAAAAGATGTTATATATGAAGAGCATAAACCATCTGTTATAGCGGAAAACCAAGTTGACAAAATAGAACTTGAGATAGAAGCTTTAAACTCAGCAATTAACATGGACATTGACATGGCTGAAGCAGTTATGAGAGTAGAACTTGGCTCTAGAGTGTCTAACATGAGTTCTAAGGAGCTTAAACGTGATTTGTTACTGTATGCTAAGAAAAACCCTAAACTGTTCTTAGAATTAGTTAATGATGATAATGTGATGCTTAGAAACTTCGGTATCAAAGCTACAGAGCTAGGGATTATAAAACTATCCTCTGATCAAAGAACGTTTAACTGGGGAACTAATGACAGAAAGTTAATGACCGTTCCTTTTGATGAACACCCATACTCAGCTTTAGCCGCTTGGTTTAAAACTGATGAAGGAATGGAGATATACTCCAATATAGAAAAACGATTAAATTAATAATCAAAAATGGTGATGCAACTGCCCTTCGGGGTGGTTGCAAAACTACAAAAAAAGAATTATGGCAATAAGTGTAGATAGAGTGTATCAAACAGTGTTAGCGTTAGCTAATAAAGAACAACGAGGTTACATAACTCCGCAGGAGTTTAACTTATTCGCCAATCACGCTCAGAATTCAATATTTGAGCAGTACTTCTATGATCTAAACCAGTTCTACAGAATACCAAGTAACAACAGCGTTATATCAGACCCTAGGGATATTATAGAAGAAAAGGTGTCTGTGTTTAAGGAAATGTGGGGAGGAGAGCTTATAGATTCTCCAGACATAAAAGACTTGCACAAAGTAGAAAGCGTGTGGGCTGAAGATAAAGACAAGCGAACAGCGTTAGCCGAAGAGCTCAGCTCGCTTGAAGAGTACTATGTACGTAATTCATCGAAACTTACTGAACCTTCGGTTAAAAGACCTGTGTATATCCTAGCTGGAGGCAGCATATCTGTATACCCTGTACCATATAAAGCCCAAGTTAGCTACATTAGAACACCTAAAAATCCTAACTGGACGTATGTAATAGTTAACAACCAAGCCTTATGGAATCCTGGTGCTCAAGATAAGCAAGACTTTGAATTACATCCTTCGGAAGAGAAAAACCTAGTTACAAAAATTCTTCAATTAGCTGGTGTAGCTATTAAGGATTACAACATAGTGCAAGTGACTGCTCAAGAAGAGCTCAAAAGTATTCAACAAGAAAAATCATAATAGATGGGTTTATTAGACGGAGTTTCTTTAAAAAACTATTACCAAGGTCAAGATCTTGGTAACTACCAATTTGTTCCGCTAGATAATATCATATCGCAATTCCAAGTTATGTATGTTGGAGAGGATAAGATTATATCAAAGGCGAGTAGGACTGATATAGCGTTTCACGCTCAAAGGGCTTTAGCGGAACTTTCATTTGACACGTTTAAGTCTTTTAAATCGCAGCAAATAGATCTGCCCCCAGGTTTAGTTATGCCGATCCCCCCCGACTACGTGAATTACACTAAGATATCTTGGGTTGATAACGCAGGTGTTAAACACCCTATATATCCCACTAGACATACGTCTAACCCATTTCAAGTGAACCAAGATGCTGATAAAGCCTACGAATTTGTTTCCGCTAATGGTCCGGTTATTACCAACGGAGATTTCAACGCAGCTTTAGAATACGGATGGTCTTACACGAGCGGCGGAACGGATAAAAGTAATGTTTCATCAACTACTTCTGTTGTAAGCGAGGTACTGACTTTTAAACATGGACAGCATCAACTTGGTAATCAACCAATGCATACAAGAGGTATGGCCGCTTGGCAATTGATGGATGTTTCTGGATTAAACGCTCTTAACATATCAGCTGACGGGGTTGCCGCGTCTGACGTTAGCGGGGAGTACAGCTCTGCGAATTTAAAAATAGGACTTAGCACAGAACCAGGTGATGATAATACATACCCTTTTGCAACAGGAGGTAATCTTTCATCGGAAAACTTCTCTGATGAAAGTTATATAGAAGGCACTGTTATAGAGTGGACGGCTGGTGTTACCAGCACACAAGAGATACTTGATGTAGATGTGTCAAGTTATGACCAAATATACATTGTCATTAAGTCAAAAGTTACCGCTGATACTAGTTCCACTCAAGCTTTAACTGCAACTAATACTATAGATAACATTAGCGTATCAAATCCTCACGCTACGTTTGACCTTACGGCTGAAGAAGGATTTGAGGTAAATAGTTCTACTTGGAACAACTACAAAGCTAATACACCATCTGAAAATTCTATTCAAGATTATAGATATGAGCAACACTGGTTAAATCCCAATGAACGTTATGGCCTTGAACCAAGCCACGCTCAAATAAATGGTTCCTTTTATATAGATCAAAGATTAGGTAGAATTCACTTCTCATCTAATATATCTGGAAAAACAGTTATACTAGATTATATAAGCGACAGTTTAGGTACAGACGGAGAGATGCAGGTACCTAAGCTAGCTGAAGATGCCATGTATAAACACATGCTGTATGATCTGATATCTACTAGATCGAATATCGGTGGAGGTAGATTAAACTTTCATAAAAAAGAAAAGTTTGCCGCGGTTAGAAAAGCCAAACTCAGACTATCAAATATTAAATTAGAAGAGTTAACACAAATACTTAGAGGTCAGTCTAAACAAATAAAACACTAATATATGCCTGAGATTAAAAATACTTTTATTCAAGGTAAGATGAACAAAGACCTTGATGAAAGATTAATTCCAAACGGACAATATAGGGATGCCTTGAACATAGGTGTTACGTCTTCTGAAACTTCAGACGCTGGTGCTATCGAAAATATATTAGGCAACACTCAGGTAGACGCTGTCATACCAGAGGGCTATACTTGTGTCGGTAGTATTTCAGATGAAACGACAAACACTTTATATTGGTTTGTTAAAGGTGACGATAGAGACGCTATACTTAGATTTAACGAAGAAGAATCACTTGTCGTTATCGTTGACGCATATGAGTCAAGCAGTGAGAGGTTTTTAAATTTCACAGGTGATCATATTACTGGTATAAATATAGTAGATAATTTTCTTTTCTGGACCGACGGCAACTCCGAGCCAAAAAAGATTGATCTAGACAAAAAGTACCATGATGACACAAGTCTTTCGGTTGACGATCAACCTTCAGCTTTGTTATATGTTAATGGTGTTAGTGAGGGGAACTTGCAAGAGCAACATATAACGGTTATAAAAAAGAAACCAAGTATAGCTCCAACAGTGAGTATTAATACGTCTGATACCGTTTTAGAAGTGAGGAGCGAGTCTATATTTGAGAAGATATTCCCTAGGTTTTGTTTTAGATATAAATATGACAGCGGGGAATACTCTGCATTTGGACCTTTTACAGACGTTGTTTTTAATCCAATTTACACAGTAGGATTTGGTCAGTTCGATAACTACGTAACTGAAGAACCTTACAATAGAGCTATGACAAATGTTATAGACTCAATAGATTTATATGACTTTGTACCGTCTGATATACCTAAAGATGTTGTTCAAGTAGATATACTGTATAAGCAAGAAAATTCTAACGTAGTATATTCAGTGGCTAATATAAGAAGCACTGACGATGAGTTTACCGCCGATGGTTCTCAACAGCTTATAGGTGAAGTACAGGGCACGGTATCTAAGCATAAAGGTAAGTATAACATTTCTACAGAGAATATACATGCTGCTTTACCAGAAAGTCAACTTTTAAGACCATGGGACAACGTGCCTAGATCAGCGTTAGCACAAGAGATTACAGGTAATAGATTAGTGTACGGTAACTACAAGCAAGGTTATTATCTTGACGTAGAGCCTAAACTTACAGCTAATTATAATCGCAGGCAATCTGGAAATTTTAACGAAGGAGGATTAAAGTCTATAAAGTCAAAAAGAGATTATCAAGTTGGGGTTGTTTTAGGGGATAAGTACGGTAGAGAAACACCTGTGTTTACTTCACCAGGAGGCAGCGTTAAGCTAAAATGGAATGATGATGGATTAACACTTTGTAGTTCGTCTTTAATGTTCGAAGTCAAACTAGATTCAGATCTTCCAGATTGGACTGATTACTACAAGTTTTATGTTAAGCAGTCATCTGGTGAGTATTACAACCTATTAGCAGATAAAGCCTACGTTCCATTTAAGCACGTTGATTTTAACAACAAGGAACAGCATATATGGTTGTCTTTACCCTCTTCTGATCGCAATAAGCTTTTAGAGGATGATTTTATTATGCTTAAAAAAGTATACAACGGAAATGATAGTCAGTTTGTCACTAACGATAATAAATTTCAAGTACTGGATATAGAAAATGAAGCTCCAGATGCTGTTAAATTTGTTTTCTCTAATCTAGGTGAAGTTGGTAACTCTTCGGCGAGTAATCAAGAAAACCTTTTGGCAGGTGATGATACTGACGGATTTGCTGAACATATATTTCCAGATTCGGCTAGAAGAATAGATGTTGAAACAGACACGATATATATCAACAAACTTGCTTGGTTAAACTTTAGTTGCAGCGGAGCTCCATTGGTTATTGAAACCCCTAGCCTCACGGGTGGCGCTACAGCTGCTGAAACTGTTAAAGACATATTTATTTCTTGGGAAAAAAATGGTAACAACTCAGATAGATATAGAGTTTCAAGCGTTAGCTTAGGCGCGGTTTCGATAGACGCTAACACCTATGTTTTAAAATTAAGCAAAAAAATCACTTCTAGCGACGCTGCTTTATGTGAGGGAGTTTCAAGTGCTTTTTTAAGTGAAGATTTAAAGTTTAACATCTCAAGAAGGGACGAAAGAAGTACAGAGGATTTTAGCGGTAAGTTTTTTGTTAAAATTAAGATAGACACTAGTTTAATAGACGTCGTTTCAACCGGGTTTACGCCTGACCAAATTTACGTTTGGAGCTCTCAAGATACAAGCTATCTTTATGACGTTCATAATATATCAAGTATTCTTCCTGAATCGGAGGGTATCGTAAACTCTAGTACTACTAGCACGCAACCTACAGTCACCCCGTCGTCGGGTATCAGTGGTATAAACGGTAGGTTAAATACGGCTGAGGAGTGGGCTTCTTTGCTTTCAGGAGATGATAACTCTGTAGGTAGAACGTTTTTTATAGATAACCTATCTTTTATATCTTCTAACCCTTCTTCGAGTAGTTACGCTAAAGAATCTGGGGAAGGATGGTATGGAGCTCGAACTCAATATGGGTCCTATAGCTGGGGGTTTAACGCTAACTTTGTAAGGCCTGTATCTACTCCTGATGCAGACTTTATACCCGCGGCGGAAATTTCGGGTTTGCCAGACGGTTATTATGGTTGGCGTTTTGGCGAACCAGCATCAGCGTCATCTCAAGAGAGCGGTTCTCTGTTGACGGGAGTGCTGCAAGAAGGGTTTGCTGTAGCAGCGCAAAATGTCACTGGAAGCGGGTTCGGGTTACAACCCTACCCTCTATTATTGGGAAATGAGGCGGTTGTAAACGGTATAGACGGTTTTATGATTTCCAACTTAGAGCATACTGGAGCTTATGCTGGCTACAAGCGATGGTTAAGCGATACTATATACAGCGATACTAATTTGGAAGGTTCTAATACTGACACAACGTATGGCGAGGTTAATACTGCTGGTAAGTTTTTCCTACACTTATCTTTTTTAGCCCCTGGCGTAGATCTTCATGATGGAAATTTTGGCGTGCAAACAGGTTTAGAGGGCGTTACCCGCGTGGGTTATAACAGCATTGCCTCTAAACTCCAAGGTATATGGGGTGGCGGTGTGTTCACTAAATTTGGAACAGATCTTACGGTAGATGGAACTGATCCGCAGCCCGCGGATAACTTCGCGCAAGGCCCTTACACGGCTTTTGATTTAAACATATATAACCAAGTAGAGTTTGAGGGTAATTACAACTCAGATAACGAGCCGCAGGAAATCCCTCCTGGCCCTGGAATAGCAGGTAGCGGGTATAGTATAAGCAATGACCACTTTAGTAGGCATAGCAACCAATGGAACCCAGCGTATCAAGCTAACGGGATTATGAATGAAGATATACTTGAGTTTGTAAATAACATAACGAACTTAGAAAGCTTTAGGTTCTCTGGAGATCCAGATGGTGAGATATATAAGATAATGTCAGTTAGTGTAAAACACTTATACAATCACACGTCGTGGAGAGCAAGGCGAATTTTGAATGAAAGTGGTGAATATATCGCGGGTGATAACAGTGTTGAAGAAGCCGCAAGTGACTGGGCTGATACCGTTTATGGGGAAGACGGTGGAAGTATCCAGCTTGCCGATGATTTAAAACAAAAAATACAAGATTTTGGGGCAGCTCACAATAGAAGGGTTTGCTATATTATAGAATTAGACAAGGATCCGACTAATGGAGAGCATTGGGATCCCACAGCGGGTCAAGCCGGCGCTCCAGCTATGAGCTTGACAACGTCTAGTAAAATAGAGTTTATATCTGACACGCCACCACTTGTAGCCGGGCAGCTAGTCAGTTACCCAGCTATATGGGAAACAGAACCTAATCAGGTATCAGATTTAAACATATATTACGAAGCTAGTGGTAATATACCAACTAATATATCAGACAACAAGGAAGAGATATTTGCACCTGTAGGTTGCAAGGTGTTTATAGAAAATATTGCGCCAACCGCGGTTATCAGCCCAGAGCAAATAAACACCATTGGCGCGGTTCATATTGCTCAATGGAGTCTCGCTGAGGATGGTGTTAATTTCAAAATAAAGCTTGAACCAGGTTTACCAGCGTATAACAGCGAGCTCATAGGCGCCGAACCTGTAGCTGATTATACTGATACCATACTTAAGTTTGTAAAAACTGACGGTAGTTACACTCTTTGCAAGATATCTGACGATTTTTATGAAGGTATAAATGGATTTGTTGGATTTGGTGAACCTAATATATGGCTCAAAGACTCTTTCACCGTAGAAGCGGAATTAGATCCTAAAAACCGCGTTGGATTAAGTTGGTACAACTGCTTTTCTTTTGGAGATGGAATTGAATCTAATAGAATACGAGATGGTTTCAACAAAATGCAGATTACAAATGGAGCTAGAGCTTCAGCTACCTTAGAAGAGCCGTATTCAGAGGAGATGCGTAAGTCTGGTTTGATATACTCTGGTATATACAATTCTAACTCGGGCGTGAATAACTTAAACCAGTTTATTCAAGCTGAGAAAATCACTAAAGATTTAAACCCTACGTACGGTAGTATACAAAAACTCTTCTCCAGAAACACAGACTTAATTGCTCTATGTGAAGATAGAGTGTTGAAAATACTGGCCAATAAAGATGCTTTATTTAACGCTGATGGTAATCCGCAGTTAATAGCGTCATCTCAAGTGTTAGGGCAAGCGGTTGCTTTTGTTGGGGATTTTGGTATATCTAAAAACCCAGAGTCTTTCGCATCAGAATCTTATAGAGCTTACTTCTCAGATAAACAGAGAGGAGCGGTACTTAGGTTATCCATGGATGGTTTAACACCTATATCAGATGCTGGAATGCGTGATTACTTTAGAGATAACCTAGCGCCTGCGGACGATATTATTGGTAGTTACGACGATTATAGCAAGCAATACAATATAACTCTAACTAAGCACGCAGAAGATGCTACAAGTGAAACATTAAGCTTCAGCGAAGATGCTAAAGGTTGGGTTAGTTTTAAATCTTTTATACCTGAAAGTGGTGTTAGTTTATCAAATCAATACTTTACCATGAATAAAGGTAAGTTATGGCAGCATAACCTTGACAAAGATGTATATAATAGATTTTACGATGTAGCGTATTCATCGAATGTGACCGCGGTTTTAAACGACTCACCTTCGGTTATAAAGAATTTCAATACTCTGAATTACGAAGGTTCTCAAGCCTCTGTTGAAGGGTATACGACGTACATGTCTGGAGAAACACAGGTTTCAAATTTAGCTCCATATAACGCGAGTGATATAACAGGTTGGGAAGCATCTGAGATTTACAACTCTGATGAGTCTGGTTTTGTCACCGAGTTTATTGAGAAAGAAGGTAAGTGGTTTAACTACATTAAAGGAGGTGATATTGAGGATAACACTTTACAACAAACATCTAAGTTTTCTGTTCAAGGATTAGGTATAGTTAAAAACGAAAAGTAATATGTTAATTAATTCATTAAATATATCTTTATCTAATCTACCTAAAGAGGGTGGAAGTAGGGGTTTTTCAGTTATTGGTGAAAGAGGTGCCTCTTTCATACTACAAGTTATTAGATTAGGTGACGGTCACTTTTATAATTTTAAAAACAAAACCTTCGCTGCTGGTTTTACTAACAATAACAACTTAAAGGGTGTATTAGCAAGTAGCAGGTATAGCGATAGTATATTATTTCCTTTAGATGCGGATGGCGAGACATACAATATCATGCTATTTCCTAATCCAGCTACGGGAACTTCTATTAGTGGATCAAAGAATATAATACGTAAGTCTATTGTTCAAGCGGTAGACCGTACGCTAATATTCACAGCAAAACCCGTCGACACAAATGTATATACAACTAATCCACCCGACACACAGGTTACTGTAACAGGTAATCCTAGTGGCACATACAAGAGAAAGTTAGATTTAGACTGGACTTTCACAAATAAAGCTAACAATGCTAACGGGTTTGGGTTAAGACTTATTAAGCAACCTACGGAAAATGATTTTCGCTATAGAGTAACACAGAGTGTAAATGGAGCTGTAGCCGTCGCTTCCACTCTAGTAGTTTTAGATGAGGTTACTAATTTGGTAGTTGGTATGACTTTAATATCAGGCGCGTCTTCAGGTACGCCTTCCATAAAAGCTATAGATACTATAACTAAAACGGTTACATTATCCTCCAGTTCTACTTTTGGCGACGGAGACATATTGGCTTTTGATGCAATAGGTATGACCTCTATAAGTAAAGCTACGGGTATTAGTGTTAAATTTAACGAACTCACAGCCACAGCTGTTGAACTAACTAAGACAGTTAGAGCGAACGTATCCAGTAGCACCACGATAACTTTAAACGGAACATATGGTATAGCCGGTGGCAACCATGTAGGTATAAGAGGTCTTAACGTTAATAACAGTAGCGCTAATAAAGTTACCTCTGTTAGCGCTTCTGAGGCAGCTGGCAGTATGATCGTTCAAGCAGCCCAAACTTTAACAGCTGGTACGAAATTATATTTCGATGGGTGCGCTCGGCAAATAAAGATAAAGGGGTCTATAGAGATCACTGGTTTTCCAAGTTCTAACGTAAGCATATACTTTATACTGGAAAATTTTATAACAACAGGAGCAGCATCGTAATGAAAGTATATTTAACAACAAACATAGCTAACCCCTCTTTGCAAATTGGGGATAACGCATTTTACTGCAACGTGGAAGTTTTAAACGGTTCACAGCCAATAAACTCAGACGATGCAGTAGCATTAGGGAATATAACTGAGATAGGTCCAGATTGGATAGAGGTGCAGAATAACGTTGAAATTCAGGACGGTGCTTTTCTTTTGTTTCAAAAATCAGCGATCGTTAACGACACTGGTCTAAGAGGACATTACATGGCTGTAACAATGAGTAATGACACAACTGAAAAAGCTGAGTTATTCGCTATAAGTTCCGAAGTAACTGAAAGTAGTAAATAAACACTAAAAAATGTAACTATATATCAGTACTATACAGTTAAATTTAATTATGGATAACAAAGTTACATTCAGAACGTTTAAAGAGGGTGACTACGAAATGTGTTGTGATTGGTGGAGATGGTGGTGGAAGGGTAAGATACCAGTTAAAAAAGCGTTTCTACCTAGAGATAATAGGTGTTTTATGATAGAGAGTAACGGCATACCTGTTGCCGCTAGTTTTCTCTACACAGACGAGTTAATGGGTTATTTGACATGGACTGTTTCAAACCCTAAATACAGAAATCCTGACAGAAGACAGTTGTTAGAATTTTTGATTACAAAAATAGAGGAGGAGGCAAAAGACGTATGGGGAGTAAAGTTTTTACTTACGGTATGCGGTAATAAACATTTAGAAAAAATGCACAGAAAATTAAATTGGTTCGTAGAGGACTCCGCTCCGTCGTACGAATGTTTTAAATACTTATAAAATGGGTAGAGCAGCACAAAGAGAAAACGAAACTAATATAGGGAATGCTACAAGCGAGCAGTTAAACGCGGCTAGAGAAGCGTTAGCTTCACAGCAAGCTACGCTAAGCGCGCAGAAGCAGCAGTATAGGGAGTTTGAGTTTACTAATCCGTTTTCAGACATGGAAAATCCATTTGAAGATCTAACGGTAAGCCAAGAGGCAGCTAGGTTTCAGATGGAACAAGGTACACAGCAGAGGGCTAATATAATGGATCGGATGAGTGGTGCGGCTGGATCTTCTGGAATAGCTGGTTTAGCTCAAAGTTTAGCAAATCAAGGTACATTTCAAGCGAGACAAGTTTCAGCTGATATAGCTCAGCAGGAAGCTGGTAATCAACAACTTGCGGCTAAAGGTGGTGCGCGAATTCAAGAAATGGAAAGACAAGGTGCCGCGGCTGTACAGCAAGCTGAATTTGGTAGAGAGTCTACTATGTATGCAGCTGAGTTGGCTGAATTAGCGGGTACTCGAGGTGCTATGCAAGGTGCGTATGGAAATCAAATGGCTGGATTAGGTGCTATATCACAAATGAACGCGGCTAGGATGGGTATGTATGGGGATATTATTAGCGGTGTTGTACAGGGTGCTGGAAACGCATTGGCGCCAATGTAACAAAGAGCAATATAAAATTTAAAAAGTTAAATTAAAATGGCAGTAAATTTATATCAAGGGGCTGATCCTTCTATATCCGCGGCGGCGGGTAGAGCCGGCACGGCTTTGGAGCCCGCGGATCTTGGGAAAACCTTTCAAGGTATGGCCACTGGATACATGTATGGAATGAGGCACGTTGGAGCAGCGGCTGGTCAAGTTGCTAAAGTAGCTACTCAAGCAACGACTGCTATGGTAGAGGAGATTAAATCTATAAAGAGTGACGATGAATATGGTAAGGAGCATACCAGCGCTGTGTTTAATGATTTAAAAGGACTAGCAAACACATACTTTAAAAGATTTAAAGAAAAGAAAGGTGAGGATAGAAAAAAGGTTAGAGAGGAGTTTAAAGACCAATGGAGACGATCCACTAAAGGATTAAAGGCTATGATGAACGGTACGTTCATGAATGAAATGCTAGTCAAAGAAGATCAGATCAATCAAAATTTAAGTATAGATAAAGCTATTACGCAAAGGCTTATATCAGCAAAAGGTAAACCTTTAAACGCGCCTGGTAGGTCATTTGATGGAGCTTACGCTAGGTTAGAAACAAACGAAGAAGGAGAATACGTACAGAGGTTTTACAGTAAAGACGGTAAACCGATACATGGCTTTGATTCTAATGGTGAGATAATATACACGCAAAAGCGCTCTAAAGGATCGATGAATAAAGCGGCGACCATGGAGCTAGCGCCACTAACTATGACCGCAAAGGATATAAGCAACTTGTTAGTCACAAAAGAACCAAAGGCGTTAGCTAATATTCAAGCTCAGGAACTTGCGGCAATGAAGCTTGGTTCCGCTGGTTTAGATTTTAGAGAAGGTGATTATATCAGGGTTGTAAAAGAGCAGGTTAACACCCGTAATAGATTTAACGATTTAACCCATACACCTATAGGTAATGAGCAGTCAACCTACGCGGAGCATTTGAGTAGCCCCAACAACGCTTGGAGTAAAAATATGTGGGATTCTATAAGAAACTTAGATGGTATAAAAGACACTAACGATGTTAAAGGTATTGACGCGGGTGATTTCGACGAAAGTGATATTGAAAATATGCGAATCTTGCGTGAGCAGATGCTTAACTACGAAAACCTAGAAGCTAGAGATCTTTTCACAGAATGGTTAGTAGCGGCTGGAAAGAAGAGTTATGATGAAAGAAGATCTATCTATGACGCTAAAATAGCAGCCGGTAAGAAAGCCACTGGGGGAAAGGGTGAGACAGTAAGTGATGACGTACTTTTTACTCGAGTAATAGATGGTTCTTCTGTATATGTTCGACCTAGTACTCTAAAAAACAACGCTTCGGTCCTTAAAAACATCGAAGATGGAAATTACAACACTAATTCGTTCACTGGGTGGAATCAGGAAACTTATTCGTTTAAAGATAATCAGTGGTATGTTAAAAAACAAGACGATAACGGAGAAATAATACAACAACGGATACCACGAGAAACAATACTTAACGCTTTAGATCTAACTAGTAGACCTGAAATAATGAAGGATATAGGCGGTTCCCTAGAAGATCAACAGTTTGGGTATATAGGCAACGGCGACATTGGCTTCCAAAGCCAAACAGGTGCTGGGTCAAGGAATATGGGCACTAGGAGCTCGTACACTAAAAATAAAGACGGAAATTGGGTTAAAGGTGGGAAAAGAGTGCTATATAAAAATAAAAACGGAGAATGGATGGGAATTTCAGTAAAAGGAATGCCAGAAGCCGCGGCGTCTAAAAAAATAGCAGAATTCTTAGAGTCAACGATTATTGACCCACTTAGTCCACTAGAATAAATAAAATCATATGTACGAATTAGACGGTGTAGAGTACAGTTTAGAAACTCTACAGAATAAAGCGCAAGAGTACGGAATGGAATTTGATGCGTATATGCAGAAAATGACAGAGAAGGGTCTTGTGGAAAAGACAAAAGGTGCTGTGGGAGTCGATGCGACTGCAGCACCTCAAATAGCACCCGAAACTATGGGATCAGCATCGGAAAATGGTTCTTTGGATTTACCAAAGATAACTAACCATATAGGTGTTGGAGCTTTTGATAATGTATCAGCGCTTTACCATGAGAGTGAAGCTGTAAGCGAGTTAAATGATCACTACGGCTCAACACTTGTTGACGACGACGGTAACGCTTTGTATGAGTTCTCGGAAGCTAAAGCTGGTACTGACGCGGTACTAGTTACTAGCAAAAAGACCGGTAAGAAAAAAGAACTTCTTCTGCCAAGCGCTTGGAATAAAGCAACCGTGTCAAACTATGGCTTAGCGAATAACTACGAAACTAGTTTTCTACCAGGTTTAACAGAGTGGATGGATACGGATATGAAGATCACGGCGGATCCGGGTTTTGTAACCGCAAGAGATAAAGCTAAGAGTGAGTTTAAAAAAAGCGTAGATATAAATACGCAAGCTGGTAGAGATTTTTTACAGCAGAACCTTGGAGACGACGTAAACTGGAAGTGGGTGCTACCAACAGACAAAGGTGGTAAAGGTGGTGTTGGAGAAGAAGATGACTATGTAGATCTAGCCAAGGGGTTGAAAAGCTTGATTATGGATCAGGGTTTGTTTTCTAGCGAGATGAAGGAAGGGTATCAAGATTTAAGCGAGACAGATGTAGACTACATTATAAAAGATATCGTACAAGCTAAATACGATAAGGCTATAGAGACAGAGCACGCTCAACACAAGGTAGATCTAGGTAGAGCCTTGGATAGAGCCGGGGTATCTTGGGGTGAGGTTGAAGGGTTACACGTGAAAGCGAAAGTAGCTCAGATGAGTAGAGACGAGAGGGTTCATTATGAGGCGAGAGAAAAGCTTAGGGGAATGCAAGCGGAGGGCTCTGGGGCTAGTCAAGCGGAAATAGACGAGCAAGTAGAGATTGTAGATAAGGCTTTTGAAACATATCAAGGGTTTTTTAATAAAAAAGAACAACAAATTGACATTAGAACTGGTGCCTCAGTAAGTCCTGAGGCTGCTAAGGAATTAGGGGCATACGCTGTTGATGTATCTGACGGAGCTGAGCAAGAGGAGTTTATCAACGATAAACTAAAAGCAAATGAAGACCCTGAGCTGACGTATGAGGATAAGTTGAAAAACGTATTTAATAGGAACGCAAGAAATCTATGGCTTAGCGATAGGCAAGGTGAAGAGACGTTTAAAGTCGTAATAAACGACCCTGTTGCTTATAAAAGACTCCTTGTAAGTGGCAATAAACCTGTAGGTGAAACAAAAAACGGTTGGGTTTTCGATGTTAAGAAAATCGATCTAGCGATGAGCTATACAGACATCGTGAAAAGCGATGGGTCATCTCTACAAGAGTCTTTATCGGGAACGTCATTCGCAGGTCAAGATAAGGTTTTTGATTCCCCAAGAGGATATTTCGGACTACTAGAGAAAGATGAAGAGCAGGAGTTTGGACGCTTAGAAAGAGCTAAAGACTTTATATTTGGTCAAGATGAGTTTGCGGACGATGATAAGTCTAAAGCTTTCAAAAGATCTCTTAAAGACTACAGAGATGACAGAAGAGACTACTTATCAAGGGACAGAGTCTTAACTAGAATGTATCTGCATAATGAAGATGTAACAACTGGAAGTGATATAGTTGACGTAGTAGAACAAGGTGCTACACTTCTTTATGAAGGATTTGGTGGTATACTAGGTAGAGATATACGCGCGGATGAGTCTATGTGGCACGACGATGGCAGCGGTAGACGACAGAAGGATATCCTTGAAACTATAGTAAACTCCACAGAGCTAGACGCCACGGAAATACAAAAAGAAGAGTTTAGCAGAAGTGGTGCCTACAAAACCTTTGAAGGTGTTACGGGTTTTGTACCGGCTATAGCGGAGTTTGCAGTTTTAGATGTTGCTATAAAGAAGATTGGTGCTGTGACGGGTATACCTGGACTTATAGCTAACATAGGCAAAACGTACAAAAATGCTAAAGGCGTAAGATATACTAAACCCCAATTAGCAAAAATAGCTAAAGGAAGTAAAAAATCTGCTACACCCGCAAATAGAGGTAAGGTAACTATTGGATCTCCAGCATTTGAAAGAAGGATACTAGATCAAGGTGGTGAAGCGGTTACTTCAAATACAAGTTGGCTTTTAGGTCACACGTATGGGGTTTTTAAAGAGGAGGTTAAAATGCAAGCAGCATTTGACGAACATTACCATATGGGTGGTGGTGCTGGTTTCTACGCCGTAGGAGCTATGTTACCCTCGTGGACAACAAAGTACAACCAACTTAACCAGTTAATAAAGGTTGGTAAATCTGGTACAGCGGGTATGATATCTACGCAGGTGGCTAAAGCATTTGAAGCGGCTGTGCGAGACGCTTCTGGTGATGAAACTTTAACTACATTTGTAAATGAAAACTACACTAGCCTTAGCGATTTAGGTCAAGAAGCTGTAATTGACTTTGCTGTATTCGCTATAGTTGGAGGTAAAGGGTTTATAACAGACGCAGTCAAAGGGGTTCAAGGTAGAGGCGGTTCATCGTTTAGAACCACTGAAAAGCTTGACAAGTTAGAAACCGAGTTAGGTGTAAAAATAATTCCGGAACTAAAGAAGAAACTTGCTTCAGACCCCGAAAACAAAGAGTTGCAAGAAGAGCTTGAAAAATATAAAGAGTTATTTACTGATGTAAGCAACACATTAAACGGTATTGATAAGGTAGCTGACTGGACGGATCCAGCTAAAGCTCAAAAAATGGTTGAAAGGGCTGGTAGGAATTTTACAAACACATTTAAAGCATTAGGTGTTGACGTACAATTTGAAGCTACCAGAGATAGATCTAAGTTTGACGGTAACGAGGCTGCAACTTGGAATCCGAAAACTGGGAAGATACTTATAGACACAAGTATGGTAGAAGCGGGTAAAATGCCTCACGAGGTGTTTCACGTAGCTATGATGCATCTATTTAAAAGCAATCCTGTCGTGTTGAACAAGTTCAAAGCAGCTATCGAAGAAAACTTCAAGGACGTTAAGTATGGCGGTGTACAAGTTAAAGATGCTTCAGGTAAACCAACAGGTGAGGTGAAAGATATGGGTCTTGAGGAGATGATCAAGAATGAGTATGGTGAGAGAGCTAATTTTGACAAAATAAGCGCTAATGAATATCTAGCTTACGTTTCAGAGGCATTAGCTAATCCTAAGTTTTACAGGCAGCACGTTGGAGCCGGTACTTGGAAAAATCTAAAGAACGATCTTAATAGGTTTACTCAAAGGCATATGGGTGCCACTGTTTTTGAAAATGGAACTAAGCAAGACATTGTAGATTTTATGGCTAACTTTGCCGTATCCGTCAGAGAAGGTAACTTAACTAGGAAGCAAGTCAACGCATTTAAGAAAGTTAAAGTTGGCGGAGTTTTTGCTGAAGATATACATGCTGACAATAGAATATCCGACTTGACTGTAGAGGAAACAATGGCGTCTAAGAATTTAGAGGCGCTTAAAGATCCTAACAAGTCCGCGGAGCAGTTTATTGAAAACAAAGAAGCCGTTAATAAAGGTGAGCCAAGATTACAGTACGAAGTAGACAAGCATGTCTTTGAAACATATAAGGAGGGTGGTGTTACGAAAGCTAGAAGGAAGTACGAGACAACGGCTAGATTCCAAAGATCAGAAGACTTTGCTAATTTCTTCATGGAGATGTCAAAGGATGGTGGGTTATTTGATGCTACAATAAGAAACGAAGGTTTAAAGAAAGGTGTTAACGAAAATGAAATCGGTAAATACGTAGAAGCGGTAAAAGATAATTTAATAGTTAGAGCTAACAACTTTAAAATCGAAGAAGCCGGTGGTAGTTTATTTGGTTATTTTAAAAACACAGCTATACCATTTGAGGGAACTAGAGTTAGAGAAAAGTTTGTTAAAGAGTTAGAAAGCGGGGAAAGAGGTGCTAAAGTAGAGCTTGATAGAGAGGTTAAAGAGGGTTCTTCTAAGATAGAAATAGAGGCTGAAAAAAGTTACTTTGAGAAAGATTTTGAAAATCAAGATCTATCCATGGGAGCTAAAGAAAGATATTTAAGTGACTTAAGAGAAAGCGGATTATCGGAAGCTGAAGCTGAGTCATACATGCCCACAGGGAAAGGTATTAATGTAGCTAAAAATCTAAAGTTTGAAGCACCTGAAGTAGACCTACAGGAAACAAGTTTAGCTGAAATGCTAGAGATTAAAGCTGATCCTAAGAAATCTGTTTCATACAAGAATCTTAGAAAGGCTGTTAACGATCAAGTATCTGACCCAATAGCTATTGATTACTTTGGGTTAAAGCCAGCTCTTTGGGATATAATGAAGACCACCCCTTCAAAGAATCTAAATAACCCAGCTAGAGAGTCTATACAAAAAGTACTTAAGAAAAACATAGAAACACATCTTAAGTTACTACCTAAAGGCGTGCAAGATTTAATAAACCAAGAAGGAGAAAATATAACTCCAGAGTTTTTAAAGAACAAGTCTACTGGTACTAAGAAAGTTTTGCTGCAAATACCAATGCTTTATACTAAGACATCAAGGTCTGGTAAGAACCTACCTGAGTACATTAAAACACCTGAGTTTATAAAGTATGAAAAGATAGGAACTGTAAAGGAGACATCTCCTGAGTATGAATTTAAAAAGTCATTTGAAGAGAGAGCTCTCGCTGAGTTTGGTATTGGTGAAAACGCTTTTAAAGGAAGGAACTTAGATCAAAGGTTAAAGGCTATAGTATCTGAGACGATAGCCGCGGCACATAACCAGTCTGTTACCACGGCTATAAATTCCAATCCACGACTTAAAAATCTAGAGGGATATAAACAGCTTGTAAACCAAATTTCTGCCGGTAAGTCTGGGGCTTTAGCTTCTAAGAAGGATATAAAAATTCTTGGTAAGTTCGCTGAGAAACTAGGGGAGTATGACTATAGCAAAGAGCCTTTTCCTGGGTTTTACGCTAGAAATGAAATAGAAAACGACCCTGAATTGAAGAGGGTGTTTGAGAAACACGGAGGTGTTGAAAAGTATTTAAAAGATTCAACCTTTAAGCTTTCAGATGTTAACTTAAAGGTGTTTCAAGAGTATAGCGAGGCATCGAGAAACTTAGAGCTTGTTGAAACTAAAGCGTTATTTGTTCCTGAGATATTTGAAGCTGGATACAGCGGGACAAAAGCTAGAAGAGGTGTTGATCAAGCTATAGTTGATCTTGTTAAAAGTGTAAAAGGTGGTGGTAAACTCGCTAAATTACTTAATGTAACTGAGAAGTTTTCTACAAAACTGAAGGATAAAGTTTTTTCTGAAGAACACTATGGAGAAGACGGTGTTATGGAGGAGTTTTTAAATACACTTGACCCTGCTTTACTAAAAGGGTTAAAACAAATGTTAGGAGCTACGGTTGGAGCTGGTCAGTACAGCCCCGGTTATAGAGAGCTAGTTAATTACGCTTCGACTAAGGAATTGAAAAAACTAAGCAATCAGGAGTTGTTAAAACTCGCTGACGCAATGAAAGACCCAGGTGTTTATAAACCTGTCCAGAGAATAGCCCTTGAGATGGATGCCGCGGGTGCTAAATATCAAGACGCATGGAGAAATGATTTAATCAAAGCTATAAAAAGACAACTTCCAACAGGAGATTACCTTAAAAGTGTTAATGAAGCTCTTGGAAAACCAATAATAGAAAAAGGCCCAAAAAGACTAGACGCTAAGTGGAGAGACACTATGTTTGGCAAATTAACAGGTGAGAAGGGTGGACTACCAAAAGGATTAAACATAAAACACGTTAAAGTTAACGATAACAAAGCGTTTAAAGCTCAGCGAGACAAAATACTTGAGAAAAACCCTGACGCTTCACCAGAGCAACTAGCTAGGTTACTTAAGGAAAAGCTTTCGTGGAACAAAACTGTTGAGGGGTACGAACAAACTGTTAAAGCTAACGAGTTAATGCTCGAGTATATTAACGGGAAAATCTTTGATTTTATAAAGTCCGCTAAAGGACCAGTAGCAAAAGCGAGAGCTATAAATCACATGGTTCACATGCTTCAGAGTCAAACGAATCTTGGTAGTGGTGTGTTCAGGGGTTTAGCAACGCATAACGCGGTGAGCATCAAGAAAGGTAAAACTCACAGTGAGCACGACTTCCAACTTGGTAATTTCACTGGAAATACAATAATACAAGCCCTCAAAAATGCGGGTAACAAAACTAAGTTTAATAAAAACTCAAAAGCGCTTATACAGGCTTACAAGCAGAGTATAATTGAGAAAATCACGCAAGAGAAGTTTGACGCTCCAGAGTACGGTGGTAAAAGTGGGTTTGATTATCTGTACGACACCGCGTCTGGTAAGTATATGTGGATGCGAGAGCTTGATGTGGCTAGAACAACAGTAGATCTTAGTTCTGAAAAAACATATGATCAACTACTATCAGGCGTAATTAGCGGTAATAGAGCTCTTAAAAAAGCTAACGCAATAAAAAGAAAGCTGCTAGAGAAAAAAGGACTTGCTTCTAAAGATGTTAAAATGTCACCTACTGAGGTAGAGGCGGCTATGAGAATACATAACGAAGCTTTAAAAAAAGGTAGGTTAAAAAACAAGCAGCGAAAAGGTATGAGCACGTGGGATTTTGATGATACACTAGCTCGCACTAAATCTGACGTGTTGTATACAACCCCAGAGGGAAAAAAAGGAAAACTAAATGCAGAGCAGTTTGCGGAAAAAGGCGCTGAGCTTTTAGAGCAAGGGTATAAGTTTGACTTCTCTGAGTTTAACAAAGTTAAAGGAGGTAAGCCAGGTCCATTCTTGGAGAAAGCTTTAGAGCGAGCTAAAAAGTTTGGAACTAAAGATCAGTTTATTCTCACCGCTAGGGCACCTGAATCCGCGCCTGCAATTCGTGAGTTTTTAAAATCACAAGGATTAGATATACCTTTAGAGAACATAATGGGTTTAGGTAATAGTACACCCGAAGCTAAAGCAATGTGGATGGTTAGCAAGTTCTCTGAAGGTTATAATGACATGTATTTCTATTATGCAGCACTCACTAGGTATTGAATCTGTTAAAAGATTTTCTAAAGCTGAGGGCAGAATGAGAGGCATGAACGCTAAACGTAGAAAATTATTTGTACCAGACACGGCTGCTGATCTTGATTTATTGCTAGAACCTTTATATGGAAAAGGCAAGCAAGGTATAGAAAATAAAAAGTGGTTACAAGAAAACTTTTATAGAAAGTTTGAACGAGGTGTAAACGACTTTAATACAGCTAAACAAAGACTAACTACAGAATACATGTCTCTTAGGAAGCGTAATAAAGACGTGGTTAAAAATATTCCAAAAGAAGTGCCTGGTACAAGCTTTTCACACGATCAAGCTATGAGGGTTTACCTGTGGGATAAAGCGGGGTTTAAAATCCCTGATTTAGCTGAGACTACTAAGCAGCAGTTAGTTGATTATGTGAACAACAATCCAAAATACAAGGCTTACGCAGATAACGTTGGTCGCATGACTGGTATTGAAACTGGTTTAAAAGAACCATCTGTAGATTGGTGGGCGGAGACTATAGCTACAGAGATTACCGATGTTAATCGTGGAGTGGGAAGACAAGAGTACTTAGCTGACTTTACAGAAGCTAGACAAGAAATCTTTTCCGAGGAGAACTTGAATAAAATGGAGTCTAAGTTGGGTAAAAACTGGCGAGATACCATAGAAGACATGTTTGAGCGTATGGAAACTGGTAGGTCTAGATCTGAAAAACTTGACCCTGTTTCTGCTGAGCTGATGAACTACTTTAACGGGTCTGTAGGTACTATAATGAACTTTAACACTAGATCCGCGTTGCTTCAGTTGACGTCTAGCGTGAACTTTGTAAATAGCTCATTTAACAACCCAGCTAGAGCGGCTCAAGCTTTTGCAAACCAGCCACAATATTGGAAAGATTTTATGAAAATTATGAATTCCGATATGCTAAAGCAAAGACGTAACGGTCTTCAGATAAACGTAACTGAAGCTGAGATTGCTACCGCTGCTAAAAATAGTAAGAATCCAGCTCGAGCTGTAATAGCGAGAATATTAAAAGCTGGTTATTTACCTACTAAAATAGCTGATAGTTTTGCTATAGCATCTGGTGGAGCGACGTACTACCGTAACGCTATAAGGAAGTATACCAATGAAGGTATGTCTAAGACACAAGCTGAAAAACAAGCGTTTTTAGATTTTCAAGCTATAGCAGAAAGAACGCAACAGTCTAGTAGAGCTGATTTAATATCTAAGCAACAAACTACTTTTGGAGGTAGATTAATACTACCGTTTGCTAACACGCCTATGCAAATGAATAGGCTAGCTTTAAAAGAGATGTTAGACATCAGTAAAGGTAGATATAAAAACGCGGCTGAGTTAACTGATAAGTTAGGTAAAATTGGTTACTACGGGTTTATTCAAACAGCTATATTTGCTGGATTACAATCCGCTGGTTTTGCTATATTCGCTAACAGCGATGATGATGACTTGAAAGCTAAGAAGAAAACTCAAATGCTTGAAACGATAACAGACTCTAGTCTTAGAGGTATGGGTATTAAGGGCGCTGTTGTTAATGGGGTTATAAACGCTGTTAAGGAGTTTGATAAACAAAAAGAAAAAGGATACGGAGCGGATTACAGCGAGATCGCAGAAGACCTGTTAAGCATATCGCCTCCAGTAGGTTCTAAGTTTAGAAAAATGGATGCCGCTGGTAACACGTACAAGTATAATAAAGAGCAAATTGAAGAAGAGGGTATAGAATTTAGCTTAGATAGCCCAGGCTTGCAGGCTACTACTCAGGTAGTTGAAGCGGTAGCTAACATACCAGCTAACCGCGTGTTTAAAAAGTTGAATAATTTAAAAAATGTAGCGGATAGTGATTACGCGGTTTGGGAAAGAACATTGATGGCTCTAGGTTGGACTAATTGGGATGTAAACCCAGATTTAGCAAAAGAAAAAGCTAAAGATACTAAACCAGAAAAAAAGAAAAAAGAAAAAAAAGGAAAAGCAAAACACCCTAAATCATACTATTAATGAAAAAAGTAATTATATTATTACTAGCGCTACTGTGTATAGCAAATGTAAACGCGCAACAACTAAAGAAAGCTTTTAAGTTTGCCACGTTTTACGGGGCTGTAAATGGAGGTAACTCTGTATCGGATGTAGACGTCTTTTCAATTACAGATGGACTAGAAACCGAAGTTATAGCAACTCCGTTTGACTATTCTATTACGTTTGGTGTAAGAAAGATCGCTAGACTAGGATATGAAAATCGTGGTAAAGTGTTCTACGACGGTACAGAAAACTCATATGCTGACGCTGCAACAATTGGTAAAGTTAAAGGATTTGAATTCCTATTTGAAGGTGATTATACGAGGCAACAAGGAACTAACTTTCTTAATCAGCATCACTTTTTAAGGTATGTATCAGATAACTGGATTGGTAAAGTGGAGTATTTACAAGACGGGTTTGCAGATATAGAATACTTTGAGTCATCACAGAGATACAGGTATAACGTAGGCAAAGAACTATCCTTAAATATTGGGACAGTTCAACGGATGTCAGAGCCGTATGGCTATGATCCTTTAGCTGAATGGCTGCTTGATAATAACGATATACATTATACGTATCTAGCTTTACAGGAGGGCTACACGGTTGACGTGCCTAACGCGGAATACTTCTCTCCTAATGGAGATCTTGTAGCCACGAGTACAGAGGTGTGGGAAGCTGTTGTTATACCTGATGTGTTATCTGATTACACGGAGAAACAGAGAAACGTTTTAGATCAAACGTTACAGTATTCACTAGTTGTAGGATTTGATTACTACCACTACACTAAAGACTTTTGGTTACACTCTTGGGGTAACTTAATGCCATATCACATTGATGGAGGAGGTCAGTTCTCTTACCACGCGTATAACAGTGGGCAGTGGGCAGATGTTTCAGGTGGTTTAATCTTTGGATATAAATTCAACAAACACTTAGGTTTGTTCTTAGAAGGCAAGTACAACAAGTACTGGAATAGAGAGTGGTACAACTTTAAGTGTGGAGTAAACTATGTAATCTTTTAAGATATGGCTTATACTCAAAAAAATAACCCTTTTCCAGTAACATCATGTGGTAGACGTAGAGCTGAAGGCATAGGCAAGGGGTTTAATTCGCCACTGAAAAAAGCTGACCCACGCAGGACTATAGGTCCGGGTAAAAATTTTAACAAAGCTAACCCAACTGGAACAGGTGGTGCAGCTGGTGGTGGTATGACTCAGAAAGGTGTTGATGAATACAAAAGAAATAATCCAGGTAGTAAGTTA